GGTGTATGTATTAGAGGGGGGGTAAGGCATATAGGTAAGTATCTATATATATTTATATATAAGTAGTATAGTATTACGTACTTACTTAATTACTTACGTATAAAGTACAATATAGTATATTAGAGTATATATATTAAAATTAGTTTTCTCACTAAGATAAGATAAGATAAGCTTATCTTATCGAAGATAAGCCTCTTATCTTTTGGTGTTTGCTATTATTTTTAAAACCATTTTCTTTATAAAGATTATTGTACTCAATTATATTATTTAAGAATATCAAAAGATTTATATACACCCACACACACATAAACATATGAACAATGCACAAGAGAGGATAGAAAGAATACAATCGCTTTATAATATCATTAAAATTATAAATGATAAGGGCGAGGGAGCAGACAAAGAAAGAATAAAATCACAATTTAGTATTGAGTTTGGTTTATCTTTTAGACTTCTAGATGAATACTTAAAAATACTTACAAACTCAGGTAGAATTATATCAAAAGAGGGGCAATTATGGACAAATGGATATTAATTTAATAAAAAATGAGATTTACGAAACTATTGTAAAATTAAACAAGAATTATAAAATTGCTAAAAGAGATGAATTAATTAAAGAATTTAACGAACTTTATAGAATAAAAGAAGAAAGGATTAAACATTTTTTAATAGAATTAATAGAAGAGGGAAAAATACAGCAGCAAAACGGAGAACTTTTTCGAGTTTTAAAGGGGTGGCGTATTGATGACGAAACGAACTAATTACATCAGGGGTAGAGATAAAGAATACCGCATTGTCAAGACGTTAAAGTCACAAGGTTATATTGCGTTTAGAAGTGCGGGCTCTCACTCTCCTTTTGACGTTGTCGCAATCAATCCCGACACCAAACTTATTATTCTTGTGCAATCAAAACTTAGAGGCAAGAAGAACTTAAGCAAAGTAGAACGAGAGATTATAGAGAACGAAAAGTTATTAATAGAGGGAGATTATAAAGTATTGTTTGAACTATGGGAATGAAGATACTAAATTTATATGCTGGAATAGGGGGTAACAGGGAATTATGGGGAGATGAACACAAAATAACTGCGGTAGAGATAGACCCAAAGATAGCAGAAGAATATAAACAAAAATTCCCTAATGATGATGTTATAATAACTGACGCACATCAATACTTAATTGAACACTACGAAAAATTCGATTTTATATGGAGCTCCCCCCCGTGTCCAACCCATTCAAGAATGAGGAATTTAAAAAATAACTGCAAAGAGTGTATAAAGAAATATCCTGATATGAAACTATACGAAGAAATTTTATATTTAAAGCATTTCTTTAAAGGCAAATGGGTCGTAGAAAATGTTATTTCGTGGTATAATCCATTAATCCCCCCCGTAACATCTGGAAACCACTACTTCTGGGGCAATATACATATACCAATTTTTACAAATAAATCCCGTCATATAAGAAAAGGAAAAACAAAAGACAATAACAAAGTTGAAGCATTACTCGGGGCGGCTATTTTAAGAGAGGTAGAATAATGGGAATAACTTACGATTATGTTAGACCACATCTAACCTTAGACGAGTGGCAGCGAGATTATATTAATAGTGAGGGCAATAACTTCTTATTGTGTGGGCGGCAGGTAGGGAAAAGCACAGCAGCAAGTATAAAGGCTGTTGAGCTTGCTGTCAAGAAGCACAAAAAAGGAGAAGATATACTTATTATTGCCCTCACAGAACGACAAGCATTTAATCTATTTACTAAAGCTTTGTCGTATGCGAGCGAGGTCTATCCTCATTTAATATGTAAGGGCAAAGACAAGCCCACAAAGCACGAAATAAGGTTTACTAATGGCGTTAAAATAATGTGTCACCCAACCGGACTTATGGGCGACGGACTTAGGGGCTTTACGTGCAAAAAGATTATATGTGACGAGCCCGCTAAAATGGCTCGTGAGGTCTTTGTTGCAATTATGCCTATGTTAAGTGTAGTAAATGGCTCTATGGATTTATTAGGTACTCCGTGCGGAAAGCAGGGCTTCTTTTATGAGGCGTCATTAAGAGATGATTACAAAAAATTTTATGTAAGTGCGGAAACGTGCCCTAGAGCAGACAAGAAGTTTTTAGACCAACAAAAAGAAGTAATGAGCGAAATGGAGTACGCACAAGAATACTTAGCTATCTTCTTAGATGAATTAAGGCGTGTGTTCTCGGACAACATACTAGCCCGCACGTGCAACCTTAAAAGACCCCCCTCTATTTCTCGTGGAACTTATACTTTAGGTGTAGATTGTGCTAGGCTGGGAGAAGATAGCACAACTTTAGAAATTTTAGAAATTAAAGACGAGATTATAAAGCATATTGAGAGCGTTGTCTTAAAAAAGACACTCATAACTGAGATTGTAAGGAATGTTTTGGACTTAGATAATAAATACAACTTCAAAGAAATAGGGATAGACGGGCGAGGAGTTGGGGCGGGTGTTGTTGATATGCTTCTTCAAGAGGAGCAGACAAGACGTAAAGTAAAAGACCTAGACAATTCTAAAAGGGCTCTTAATAGAGATGAAACACAATATACTAAAGCCCTAAAAGAAGATATGTATATGAATTTACTCAGTATGTTAGAAAAAGGTAAATTGATGTTATTAGATGATGACGAGGTTATAAGCTCCCTTAAGAGCGTGCAGTATGAATATATCACAAAAGAGGGGCAAAGAACTAGGCTTCGAATATTCGGAAACGACACACATATAGCTGAGGGATTGATAAGGGCAGCATGGTTAGCAAAAAGCAAAAATATAAATATATGGCTTCGTTCCTTTAAAGTATGAAGTTTACAGATAAATACGCTAGAGCTTCTGACAAAGAGGAAGATAAGCAGAACAAAAGTATTCTAAGTGAGGACGCTTACGCAATAGCCGAACTTTTACACGAGATTGTATTAAGGCTTAGCAGGGGTAGAATATGACAACAACTTATTGTGATAGCGGAGCGGTAAAACTTAAAGCGGGCTCTAATGTAAGTTCATCAATAACAGACGCACAATATACACAGCTAATAAATGAGGCTGAAGCTTTTATTAATGTAGCAATTAAAGACAATAGTTATAGTTTTATAGATAACTATGCTTCTATAAACGAGGACGTCAAATATATTCTCGAGGACGCTGCAAGCTGTCACGCAGCTGTGAGCGCTATCTCTTATGACCCGACAGCATACACAAAAGAAGAAGCCTTAATAATTATAAATGTAAATTGGGCACGAATGCAAGAATGTATAAAGATGTTAAGAGATAAGAAATATACCGATTACATTCAGGGGGCTTAATGGCTGAGATATTACCTATTAATTTCCCAATTGTAAAAGACCCGAATATTATTTCTTACAATTGGACTGATGTATCAGACGGAACGGGAATGGTAGACTTTTACCTCAATGTGTCCGCAGTACCGACCCCCGTTTATTCTTACATATTACAACAACAAGCTATGGTATCATCAAATACAGATTTTAGCGTAACAACAGACACAGACTTCGATTTAAGCCCATTTAATAAGCCTCAAGAAATAGGCGGTAAGGGATATATCACGGGCTGGGGCTATTATACAAGTGGGGCGGGTGTAAATCTTATTTTTACCCTCTATAAAGTAAGTGGCGGAGTTGAAACAGCTATAACATCTGTCGGGCTCGAAACAATATCTATTACCTCAGGTAATAAAGGCTTTATGCTTGCTTTTGATGTGACAAACACAAGATTTAAAGTAGGCGATATACTTAGATTAACAATTAAAAAAACAGGGGGTACGGGTTATTTTGTAATAGACCCACATCAAGACGTATACAGCGACCCGTCTTTGATGATAAGCGTACCCTTTAGAATAGAATAAAATGGGAGAATATAGCGTATCAAGTAGCACAACAACAAGTATGAATGATGATAGTACTCTAGATTATAGTGTAAACGCTAAGGCTTTGGATTGGACGGGCTCAAAAGAGTATGAATGGTCTTTTACAGACGCAGCTAAAAACTTTGGTTATTATAAGACAATTCCCGAACTTAAAAAAGCCGTAGACGCTCTAGCAACGTGGACAACGGGCAAAGGCTGGAGAGTTGAGAGCGTTCTTGATAAAATCACAATAGAACATATAGACGGCTGGGGCGAAGATACTTTCGACAGCATTCTTTGGAATATGATTGTTACTAAAAAAGTGGTAGGCGACGCTTTCGCTGAGATTATAAGGGAAAACGGACAAATAATAAACTTAAAACCTATATCCCCCGAAAGAATGAAAATAATTCTTAATGACAAAGGACGTATTTTAAGATATGAGCATAATAATCTCGTGGGTAATTGGAAGCCTTTAAAGAGAAATCAAGTTTTACATCTATGTAACGATAGAATAGGCGACGAGATACACGGCACTAGCGTAATAGACGCGTGTAAGTGGGTTATTGAAGCACGTAACGAGGCTATGGACACATACCGAAAAGTCTTAAAGCGTTCTCTCGCTCTTGGTGTCCTCTATGTAGATACCGACGACCAAACTAAGATAAGTGAGATAAACGAGCAATACAAGAACGCAATAAAGAACGGAGAAGTATTAACATTACCTAAAGACGTCGCAGAATTAAGGGACGCAGGGATTACTATAAAGGATTATATTTCTTGGATTAGTTACCTAGAGAACTTTTTTTATCAAGCTGTGGGTATTCCTAAGATTATACTAGGCGGCTCGGCAGATTATACCGAAGCGTCTAGCAAAGTAGGCTATTTGACTTTTGAACAAGTTTACGCAGCAGAACAAAGACTTTTAGAACAAGATATTTGGGCTCAATTAGGTATAAAGATTACTTTTGAAAGACCCGTTTCACTTAAAGAAGATTTAAACAACGGAGAGGCAAAGAACACGGGACAATTAGGAATACAGCCCGCTGAAACAATGATAAGCCCCTCTAGGAGTGAATAATGGCGACTAAAAAAAGAGTGTCCGAAACAAGCAGCCAAAGAAATCAAGCAACGGGAGCTTTAATTAACGCTCCCGCTATAAGCGGGTCTTTGCCGTTAAGTTCTAATGATACACTAAGATTACAAAAAGGAGCAAACACTAAACAACTAACTAGCACAAATACAGCTTTTCAACAATTCTTAAACGAAAGCCCTCTTTTTAATAGTCGATTGGGTACTCAAGACGTACCTCAGGATAGTACTAGGAAAGATATAGTTTTTAATAAAGACGGCTCGGTGTCTATCACTCGGGGCGGTGTAACTGAGGTTTTAAGCGCTGGAGATTATAAGGATTTACTAGCAGTACAAAGAGGCGAGGGCGAGAGTTTTAACCCTATAATTCAAGAGCTGGCTAAAAGTGATTTACAAGTACAGCAAGAGGCAGCGGGGCAAAACTTAGCGGGTCAAGTGGGACAACTAACGCCGCAGCAATTAGCATTAATAGGGCAAGCAGTACCTGAGGGAGCAAGTCAAATACAAGCGATTGGGGCGGGCTTGGGTAATGTAATTCCTTATGCAGCTGGCGGAATAGCTGGCGGGGCGGCTATTGGAGCAGCAGCTGGAGCAGGTATTGGAGCAGTACCCGGCGCAGTTATAGGCGGTATAGGTGGAGCAGTGGGCGGATTTACACGGGCTTATATGAGTAATTTAAAATCACAAAGGAGCGGCTTTATTAGAGCTGATACAATAGAATTAAGCACAGCTAAAAGAAATTTAAGGGCAATAATAACCGACACAAATCAAAACCCGCAGAACGCAGCGGAAAACTTAGCTCTATTCAATGAGCAACTAGCAAGAGTACAAGCGGCGTACTCAAAACTTAAATTACAAACTAAAGAAGATTTATCGCAATACTTAGGCGACGGAACGGCTGAGCTTGCACAATTTGAAGCTTTTAATACGGGCGGAGAAAAAGACCTTTATATCCAACGTATGCAGATAGCATTACTAAACCCCGACCCGAATAAAGTAATGTTAAGTACCGACGATATAGGACTAGACAATGAATAAAGAAATTATTTATTGGAATTTAATAAACTCATTTCTAGCGGGCTGTTTGGTTATGCTAGGAGCATTTAGCGACGGGAAAATAACTAAAGAGGGTATCTTCTTGGCTGTTGTCGCTGGTCTCATTGTTATGATTACAAAATTTAAAGACTTTTGGAGCGGCAGTAAACCAAAAAGATGTAAGGGACTTTTTACATTTATAAGATTTTGAAAGGGGGTTAAAAAATGGACAATCAAACACAACAAACGCAAACAAAGGCTACGCAACAGCCGAATACAGCAAGCAATAATGACGAGGGGGATAAGCCTAAAGCAACTAGTCTTACTGAGGGAGCAATTGCAGCAGCTAAAAGGCTGGAAGAAGCAGCCGAAAGAGCCGAAAGAGCAGCCGCAAGATTAGACGAACTCGAAGCAATAAAGAAGCTTAGCGGACAAACCGAAGTGAGCCCAAAAGAAAAGCCTAAAGAGGTGGACCCTAGAGAATACGCTCAAAGCCTATTAAAAGGAAATGCACTTATATAGCATACTTAGAGGACGTCAAAAACTAGTCGAGCAATTTAAAGGCAACTTTGAAGATATATTCTTAAAATCTAAACCTAACGAGTTTGTACAATTAGTACCTAGAAAGGTTGAGCTTATCGAGTGGGTATTTCCTAGCGAGCATTTAGGGGCTGTTTTAAAGACTTTCCATAACTCGCCTAATGGTTACTATCCCGATAATAATATCGCTTCTATGGGCTTAAGAAAGCTGTTAAAATTGAAACGTATACCTAAGCTCGACTTAAGTAAATATGAGGCTCTAACGTGTAGAGGCGGAGAAAACCCGTGTACTAAGTGGGTAGCAAATCACTTAATAGGAATTAAAGAAGATAGGAAAGACAAAAATAACAATGACGTTCTTTGAAATTTACATAAGTGTAATTGTAACGCTAGGCTTAATACTTAAGGCTAGGCAATTAAGGAAAGAGGGAAAGCTTTAGTTATTCGGTTAAACGAAAGATTTAAATATTAGTGTTATATGTAATTAGTATGACAAACGAAGCAGTAAAGAGGTACGACGAGAGTTCTGGTTATGGTGGTGTTATTCAAGATTATATAGTAGCAGACGGAACAGGTATAGAAAAAGGTACACTTCTAAAACTTACAGACCCTAGAACAGCAAGCGCCTCGAGTGCTGAAGCTGACGTATGCGCTGGAATTGCAGCAAGAGAAAAAGTAGCAAACGACGGGCATACAAGATTATCAGTTTACAAAAAAGGTTATTTTGATATGGTAGCAAGCGGAGCAATAGCAGTTGGCTCGTCCGTTATTAGTGCTGGAGAATTAAATGCAGTTAAATCCGCAGCGGGCACAGCTCACAGCGGAGCGGCGATAATTGGCTATGCTGAAGAAACAGCAAGCGACGCTGAAACTATACTAGTGAGGTTAGACTTATAAAATGGCTGATAGTGTAGAAATGCAAGATATTAGGGGCTTGGATATAGACAAAGCAGTTAAGGGTTTTGCTCTGGTAGAATATATTTTTAAAAGCGATTGTTTAGGCTCTTCAACAAGCGGCGATAGTATTAGGTGGTATCAGGAAACAAGCGCAGACCTAACAGCAACAAGCCCGCAAGCAATCAGTAATGTATCTCCTTTATCCACATTCCCAACATTAGAGGTTACTTGGACAAGAAATACAAGCTACGTTAAGAAGTATGCAGCTGAGGGTTTTCTATCTATGGAAGATATGAAAAGCGCAGATATTGACGTATTGGCTAGAACACTTTTAAGACTTACAAGAGCAGTAGTTAAGCAGGTAGATACAAGAATATTTAATGTACTTACTGAGAGCTTAAGCCCCGTTAATATTCAGACTTTCGCAACAACAGCAGTAGGGGGCGACCAATGGGACGCAGCTTCTTACGCTGGTAATCCAATTAAAGACTTACTACACGCAAAGTATTTAATAGAAAATCAGGGTTACGACGCTACTAATTTAGTATGCTACTTAAATCCTTTAGACGCTCGAAACTTGATAGATTGGCTAATAGCTGGTAAAGGCTCTAGCATTCCCCAATTTGCTAGCGAGAAAGTAAGGACAGGCGTACTTATGAACTTATTGGGTATCACAATCAAGATAAGCAATAACGTAACAGCAGATAACGCAGTAGTCTTTAAACCTCAAACCGCTTGCACTTGGAAAACAATGCAAGACACAACAGCAAGAGTTATTGAAGAGGCTGGGATTGGCTCAAGAGTTAGAGTTTGGGAGATTGGAGAAGCAATACTTACAGACCCTAAAGCAGTTGTTCTTATTACAGACCTAGAAACATAAAGATTAAATACTAGACATATTTCTATTTATTATGGGTGGCGAAGGCTCAGGGCGAAAACCCGACCCCGTTAAAATGCTTATAGGCAAAGACTATAATTCTAGTGTTACAAGCGCAGATTTACAACTACCAAATTATTCAGGAGTTAAAACACATATTCAACAGCACGGTGGTTTGACTGAAACAGACCCCGTTTTTACAGCGTGGCTCAATGGCGGAGCTATACAAGACGATAGTAATAAAGACGCAATTAATATTGATGATAGAGAATTATTTGATAAAGAAGAATATAAAGCTTTAAATTGGGATACTAGAGAGTTATTTGATAGCTCTGAAGATACAGCAGTAAATTGGGAGGATAGATTATTAAGTGACGGAACAACAACCTCAATTGATTGGTATGGGCGTTATTTATGGGATAGTTTAAATTATTCTGCTGCGGCTTGGGACGCTAGGATTTTACTAGCAGCAGACGGCTCGACTACGCAATTAGATTGGAGCGACGAGAGCGAGCCGACGCTTTCAGACGGGACATACCCAAACGACGGCAGCGATTGCGTCGAGAGTATCACTATTGTAGGCGGGAGAATAACCGCAGTAACGGGGGTAGTATTCCCTGCTTAAAATGGTAGAAAACGCACAACTTTTAGACGCTGAAAGAGGAATAATAGAGCTTACTATTACTCAAAAAGCACAGCGAACAAAGCCGCAGCTTATAATTCAAAAAGCTAGGCTCGAGGCTCAACTCGCAAGAGTAGAGGAGCTATTAACTCTCTTTCCTAAAGATTAAAATGAGAAATGAAATACCTAAAGAAGATATTGATAAGGTTAATTGTAATCATACAATATGCGGCTTTTATGGGGAGTATCCTCGCTGTTATTCTAACGCTTATACATCTTGTAAACACTATCAAATAAGAATGGGGGTCAATCTACTATGCCGTTCAAATCAGCAAAACAAAGACGTTACCTCTATGCTAACAAACCCGCAATAGCAAGAGAGTTTTCGGAAAAAGAAAAACAACACAAAAAAGTAAAAAAAAAGTAATTTTAGACTTATTAGATTTACTCTATTTTTATAATCCTTAAACTAGTGACTTCGCCCTTTGTTTTTGGATTAACAACTACGACTTTTCTAAAATAAATCTTTTTGCCCAACAAATCTTTAGGAGCTTTTATGCCTAGTTCTTTTGCTCTTGCTGCGTTCGTCCTATTCATTTCAAAGTTATATTCTTTGTTTCCGTCGCTAAGTTCAAGCTTAACATTGTCGCCTTTTTCTCTCTTGATTGTACCTATATTATCGACGACAAAAGCGTGTTGTTCATCTTTCACATCATCAGCTTTAAGAAAATCTCCGCCCGTAAAGTTACTCCAATTGTCTAAATCTGTATCACCCATTATTTTACCCCCCCGTATTAATTTAGTTAGTATCATTCTTCATCTCCAACTTTTTTCCACACCCTTTCTTAACTTCTTCAATCTCTTTATTTTGTGGTTTCATTAGTAGTCCACCCCCATTAATGCAAAAAATACAATAGCTAACATAATTAGTAATAATCCTAATGGAGTTGCTATAATAGTTATAAAAAAATGATATTTTAACCACCATGCCTCTTCTGCAATCCAATCACTTCTATAAGATTCAGCAGTAATATATTTTCTTAGATTATCCATTTTTTCAGTATAAACATCTTTCATAGTTTCTGCTTGTGTTCCATTCGCATATACTTTACCTTTCCAATCTTGAACTGACTCTGCTCTTTCAATGATTGCATCTAAATGTTGATATTGGAACTCCATCTTATTATTTGGTTTTTTAAATATCCATGCTCCATAATCATCTTTTGTTAATCCTGAATTATTAATTGCATTATATCCTAAGTGTAATTGAGTCAAAATACATTCAGGAGTAATACAATCCACAGCATTATCAAAATATGCCCCAATTTGACTTTCGTATTGATAATTAACATAGACTCCTGCAATTATTAAAGCAATAATTCCAAGTATACATAACATTCCTGCAAATAGTCCAAACACATTTAGCCCATTCATTGTTCTTCTCCTAAATTTTCTTCAATCTCTTTGTTTTGTGGTTTCATACAATACCCCCACAATCAACCCATTTCTTATTTATTAGAATGTACAGCTTATTATCTTGTATCTTACCTAGAACTCCACTAACGTAAAAAATCAATCTATCTTTAAGCTGAAGTCTAAACTCTTTGTTCTCTTTCAACAGCTTTAAAGCCTCGTCACTCGTCTTTATGTTCTTTATTTTCATATTTTATCTTACTCTCTGCAAGTTCTAGCAGTGCATTATTTATTTTAAGCTCTTTTTCAAGTTGTTTCATCTGTTCAGGTATTACACTCTCAGCGTACTCCTTAGCTTTGTCCCGTACTTCAATCCAAATAGCCTCGTCCTCATCTTCCGCAATTACAACGTTATCATCTTGGTATACCATTTTGATTATAAAAGCGAGGGGGTAGAGGAAAACCAAAAGGTGTACTTTAGTTTTTACCCCCCCACTCCACTAAGCCTTTTAACTTTGTGAATTTAATCTAGTAACTCCTTACTATTTAATTGTCTTATTATGTACTCACGCCAATTAAGCCCTAATCTCTCTTTGTCTTTTTCTAGGCGCTTAAATTCCGCGTCCTCTAATGGTATGTTTAGGGTTTTCATTCTACAACCCCCTCAAACCTCTTACAAATCTCTCTATTTAGCATTTCTAGGCGTTCTAATACACTATTATCATCATTCCCTAAGAATACCCTAATCTCCCAATTGTATCCCCTAGAGTTCTTAATAAGCTTAATACTTTCCCTTTGGTTGTCCGCCCATTCTTGAGCTGGGTTATTCTGTTGTGTTTCGTTTTCATCTACCATACTAAATACAAACTAACTAACTATTTAAACCTTTCGGTTATGTACTTTGTGCTCACTCATAAAAACATTTAAATAGCTATTTTACGTGTTCCACTTAGGAAAAGTGGAACACGTAGCCCCCCCTAAGTAGATGTTTCTATTCATTCGCACAAAGTTAAGTTAGAGCCCAAAACAAACCCTAAATAGATTGGCTCTAACGCTTGATTTAAAGCCCGTAGAAGAGAGATTGTATTTAGGGTTAGCCTAATTCACCCTACCCTCTTAGGCTAACCTAGTTTAAAGCCCTCTATGTTGTGCACTTAGTTAACCTTAGTGCACAACAATTGCCGTCGGTAAAGAGGTTAAATAGTACGCACTATATACATTGTACGAACTCGTTTTAATTCGTTTAACCGAATAACTCTAAATAGGGGGCGGGTGTACAACAGCGTCGCTGTTTGATGTTGTGCACTCAACACGTCGGCGTTCGAGCTTAGGGGGGGGATATAGGGGGGGGTACACCTCACACAATT